ATCTACTGTGACTCTTAGATATTCAAGTTTGTCATTCAAATCTTGAATATGTTTATCAGCACCTGTAAATTTATCGTAATCAGATTTTAAAACTGTCAATCCATCAAAGGGATCGTAATCCCATTTGTGATATTCTATATCCTCTTTAGTCATTTTACCTGTGTACCACAACCATTTGTCTTTATTCAGTTCTTTCATTTGTCTTTCATAACGAATAACTTCTAACTTTTTATCTGATAAAAGTTCTGAGTATTTTGCGTGTAGTTTTGGTACTTCTAGTGATGATGCGTCTAGTTCGATATCGTCAATAGAACAATCGGACTTCCACATAGTTTGTATTTGATTTAAATTCATAATGTATGTAGTATATAGTGTAGCTGTTAAGTGCTACTTTTTACTTTAAATAAAGTGTATCTCATTGTAAGATCACAGGTCGCATATTCTAGACCTGCTGAATCAGAAGCAAATTCAATCGCTCCTAAACTTGTTGGGAAACAATCTTGAAACGCAAATTCGATATTTGCATTGTTTGATGATGTGTTGACAATAATAGTAGCATCTGAGTACATATTCTCAAACGAAGCGTTACTGAAAACATTCGTAGCATTTTTAGTAGAACCAACTAAGTCTCTAAAATCTTCTGTATCATTACCCGGTCCCAATGCCATTATCCAGTTAAAGATTTCTTGATAGTTTTTCATATCTTCGTCTACAACAAATTTGATTGTTAACGGATCGAACTCTATCTTATCACCAGGTAAATATGAGTTGATAGCTAATGTAGTTGAATGTAATGCTTCACTAAAGTTTACACCCGGTAAAGTTACACCTGTACAAAAGTATTTTGTTTTTGGTAATTTATTTATTTGAAGATCAAAATTTACAGGACTTAAATAATTTAAGTTAGTAGGTTGATCTGATTGCCAATTAGCTGTCGCCATTATAGTTTTTTAACTCCTAATACATAATTGTCTGCTGCATCTTCTGCATATGTTTCACTATGTCCTTCATAAAGTTCATCTTTAACCCAAACATTATCTCTCCACATTCTAATCCCAAATGATTTGTTTATTACACCAACTTCGGCTTTCAAATTATCATTCATATATGTGTGTATCATCTCATCAAATTGTATCATTTCATTCCTTATTTCTTCTTCATTAGTAAGACCATACCAGTTCCAACGACCATCTAAAGAAACATCTTCGTTACTGTTCTTAATGATGTCGGAAATAGTTTTTTCTTTCATACATATATTTATAACAAAAAAAGAGCTCCCTAAGGAGCTCTTTGAAATCAATAATGATTTAGCTATTACTACGACTTATAGAAGGTTTAATACTTCGAATGATCTGTAGTATGAGTTAGTTGAAGCTGTTGCCAAACCACTAGACGGAGTAGCTCCTACGAATGGGTTTGAAACCATACCGTAACGAGTTTTAAATCCGATTTTTGGTTGGAAAGTATCTTCGCCAACTGCACGAACCATTTGTAATGGTACATAAGGACAATAGAATACACCAGCGTCAAAAGGATTAGTTCCTCTATACCCTACTGTACAATATCCTTCACCACCAGTTACACCTGTAGGTCGCTGAGCGACTGAAGCATAATATGGATCGATATACACTTTGATGTTGCCATTTAAGACACCAGCAAATGTGTTTCCAGTATCATCCACAGTTAAGTTTGTGTTTAATGCTGGAGCGTAATCTAATACACCGGCCATTGCAAGAGCAGACGCTACATCAGACGAACATAGGATAAAGTTACCTTTACCTCTTCTTGTTTGTCTTGCTATAACATTAGCATTTCTTTCAATGTGGTACATTAGACCTTTGAATTTTTCAACTGACCATCTACCTGATGAATCAACATCTAGGTTAAATTGTCCGTTTACAGAAGTACCTGTTAGGTTTGCTTCTGACGCCACGCCTTCAATTTTGGCTTGACTGTTAACAGTTCTAACAACTTCTCTGTTGATTTCCGCTAGGATCTCACCAGACAATATGTTTGCTAATTCTGTTTCTGCATCTAGACCATGAATTGCTTTAAGGTCTTGTGCGAGTTCGATTGTGTACTCAGCTTTTAGCGCTCTGCTTGTAGCTGTAACTGTAGCTTTCTCGATTGTGAAAGACATTTCAGGAATCGTAGAATCGATTTCTGCAGTTGCTGTTGCAACTCCTGCACCAGTTGTGTAACCTGTTTGGATAGCTGTGTTAGCTGATCCTGAAGCAAATGGATCAGAACCCGCATGAGTTCCTCCACCAGCGAAGTCTGTATCGGCTTCGTTAAACATTGCTTCTGTTCTATCAATAGTTGTTGTACTATCGACATATCTTGCTTTCATCGCAAAGATAAGACCAGTTGGTCCTGTCATTGGTTGAACGCCACAGATATCATAGGCTACCAAGTTTGGCATTGCTCTTCTAACTAAAGATATAAGAATTGGATCCCAATTAGCTGCTGTAGCAGTAACACCACTACCTACAACTGTACCAGTACCAGCTCCAAGTGCTTCGTTCATCGCACCTCTTTCTTCTTGAATTGCTCTTTCTTGGTTCTCAAGAATAACGGAAGTTACTGCTCTTTTATAAGAATCTTCGATTTTTGGAAGATCACTATGTTCTAGAACAGGTGCCCATTTTTCTTGTAAGTTTTCTGACATAAACATTTTGTTTATTCCCCTTTTTTATTTACTTCTCTAAGGAAGCAAATTTACTTAATGCTGCAGTATATTGTGCCATGCCTTCATTAACTGGTTGAGCGACATCGCCCGCTCCAGAAAAATCTGCATCACTACTTGCAACAGTACTATCGTCAGAGACAGCTTCTAACTTTTCAGTTCCGAAGTATGATTCTTTCAATGTTGAAACTTTCTCTACGAATTTTTCTACACTTTCGAAATCTACATCTTCACTTAGAGTTTTTAACTTCTCTACCTGAGTATCAGCTAAGTCATTGCTGGCTTCGCTAATAATTTTTTCACGTTGAAGTTCTTCGATATCTTGTTGAGCTGAGATGTTGTTAGCAACTTCTTCGTTCAACTTATCTTCCATTTCGTCAAGTCTGTTTGCTAGTTCTTCAACTACATCAAACTTGTCTTCTGGTACTTCAACATAATGTTCTTCAAACAGTTTTTTCAAACCGTTGATGAAATCTTCTGTAAGTTCGGATTTTAATCCTCTCTCTATAGCTAATTCATTTTCTTTAACCCAGCTTTCAGAAACATAGTTAAGATAAGAATCAACTTGTTCTGTTAAATCGTCTTTGACTTCTTCAACTTTTAAGTTCATTTCTTCTTCTAACTCAGCTTCTCTTTCAGCTAGTTGTTCTTTAACTTTAGAAGCAACTGATGCTTCGAAAATTGTTTTAGCTTTGATCTTGAATTCTTCGGATAAATCTTCATCTGAAACAAGAGCTTCAATGTCGTCTGTCATATCAATGTCGTAAGACTCTTTCTTGACCGCTTCATCTTCTTCTTCTTCTTCTTCATCTGAATCGTCTTCGTCTTCATCTTCATCTTTTTCTGATTTCATTGATTTAGCTTTCTTTTCATCTTTGTCTGATCTAGACATTTTTGACATTTCTTCTAATTCATCAAAACCTTCTAAGAAAGATGCGACTTCTTCGATTGATCTATCTTTAAGAGATTCTACTACACTTCTAATAAGTGCGTTACGACTTAGTGACTCGACTTTTGCATCGTCTTCTTCGCCATCTTTGTCTTCCATATCGTCCATTTCCATCTTGGACCAAGTTGCTTTCAACTCTTTCATCCCCATTTCCTTCATCTTGGAAACCATGGCTTTTAACATATTAGATTTAGACCCTTCCATTTTACCCATTTCAGAAATTGCTTCGTCTTCTGACTCAATTTCTTCTTGGTTAACAGCTTTACCTTTCTCTACTTTTGTTTCACCATCTTTAACTTCTCCACCTTTTTCAGAAGCTTTGTCACCACCAGGTGCTTTAGCTTTTGAAGTAGCGTCTCCAGCTTTATCAGCTGCAGCGGAAGCTTTCTTTTCCGCATCGGGATCAGGTTTTTCGGCAGATGCTTTTGCTTTAGGAGCCATAGCTCCTTCTAACATTACATCTGTTATTGTGTTTTCTAAATTTGACATTAGATAACTCCCTTTTCAAATAAATTTATTAATAATTTTCTTATTAACTAGTATTTATATATTATAACTTTTCTAGAAATGATTTAAATACATTTAATTTCACTTCTTGAAGTTTATGTGTCTTAGCTCGAGCAATTTCGTGTTTATATTCCTCAATTTTTCTCGCCTTGATCACCCCATTATCCCAGATCCACTCAACTCCTTCCATGACACCATCTACGAAAGCGTCTGGAGCAGAAGGATCTGCTACGATATCAGCAGCTGTCGCTAACTGAAAATCTGATTGAACCATTTGAGCTCCACCCTTAGTGTTTGAAGCTTTCAATGATCCCATTCCCCTACTAGATACTCCTAGTCTCGCACCATCTTGAAGAAGGTTCTTAACTATTTCTCCCATAGGAGTAGATAAAATCTTTGCTTTACCGACAAAATTATTGCCGTCTTGTTCTAAACTCTCAATTAAATGAGATGTTCTTTCTAAATTTATTGTAGGACCTTCTGGATGTCCTAATTCTCCGTAAGCCCTTTTCTGACTTATATATTCTTTGTTGTATCTTTTAACTTCTTTCTGCATCACATCTAAAGGATAAACACGACCATTTTTGTTTTTAACTTCTGTTTGAAGCATGATACCTTCGATAAACATATTTTTCTTACCCGTCTTAGGATCTTCTTCGACTAGATAATTTACATCATCGGACCATTGTTCTGATATTAGTTTCATTTTTACCTCTTTCTCTGTTTAGCTTTGATTCTTCTACGAAGGTTAGCTTTATCAGATGCTGACATTCCTGGTGTACCAAATTCGTCTAGATTATCTTCATCAAAGTTTTTGATTGTCGAAGGATCACCATATGATGATTTACCTCTAGCTATTCTATCAAAATCTCTTAGATTCTTTCTAGTACCTATCATTGTTACATGAGTATCACTACCTTTTTTCTGAAATGATACTTTTAATTTCATCATTCTACCACCTGAATTGAATCTATCCATCTCAGGTTTCTGTATACCTTTAACTTTATAGACAATTTCAGCCTCATGAAGTGAATCATCTTCTTTAATGAGATCCTCTTCAGCCTTTTCTCTAAACTCTTTCCAAAAACTGACACCTTCGTCAATGTCTTCACCCATGAGTTTAACAAACTGTTCAGCCGACTTCTTAGCTGTATTCATATCTTTGAATATACCTAGTTCTTCGAATTCTTTAGATGACTTAGGTTTAACAAACACACGAACTTTTTTTGAACCAGTCTTTTCAGCATGATAATGTACTTCTGTGTTCTTAATCTTCGTAGCAGAGATATGATTCTTCTTCATATCTTGTTTAAAGTTAATTTCGTCTAATTGTTGTCTAAGTTTTACAAATGTTTTCATGTTATTCCATATTTTTTACTAAAATTAGTTATAAGTGTTTTTAATGATTTTAAATCTCTTTCGTCATAAGCCGTTCCTAAATCAACAAAAAGTTTAGTATTAATTTGTCCTTTAGGTTTAACAATCATAGCAATTTTTTCTTGCTCTGCTTTACCTAATCTAGGAAATCTCTTTTCAACTCTTTTTAACATTGCCTGTTGATTAGGAGATACTGCTTCTTTGAAATAATTATCTCCCGGTGTAGTCCAGCTTTTCATTTCTATTCCTCTTCTGTTTCTACTTTGTTATTCATCCAATCGAGTTGTAATTCAACTCTTTTCAAATCAATAGCATCTAACTGTTTATCTTGCATAGCACTTTTAAAAGTCTCACCAGCTTCGACATTATCTCCACTAGTTATTTGATTTACAAGTTCTTTAGCTTTATCTACCATCATAATCTCCTATCTAAAATTCTTCATCATCTTCGTCATCATCACCACCACCGTCTGCTTCTATTTCTTTATTAATATCAGCTATCTCAGCTTCTGATTGTCTAAGAACATTTTTTCTTATCCATTGTTCAGAATAGTATTTACCAACGAATTGATCCATCTGTTCAAGAGTATTGATTCTTTCTCTCAATATCTCTGCCTCTTTGAGTTCTACGAAATGACCGTCTTTTTGAAAGTCATAACTTATATACTCTTTTGATTTCTTCCAATCTTCTTCTGTTACTATATTTTTAAGTATCAGTTGAGTCTTTAAAATATCATCAAATAACCTAGCAAATTTAACTCTAAGTCTATCAACAAATCGTGAAAACTTCACTTCATCTCTTGATATCTCTGTCGCTCTACCAATAGCGAACGCAGTTTCTGTCTCTAATCTAGAAATCGGTACATTAAGAGACTTGTACAATTTCTTTTGAAAATATAAAATATCTTCAATCTCTCCAAGATTTTGTCCACCCGGTAGTGTACTAATCTCTGTTCCTCGACCACCTTCTCTACGAGGTAGCCAAAAATCTTCAAGCATATTCATATGCTTTCTATCATCTTTAACTTCACCAGTGTCAGCATTATATACTAACTTGTTACGATAACTAGTTTGTACTTCTTTTAAGTACTGTTCGGCTCTCGCTTTCGGTAAGTTACCGACATCAATATAGAAAATTCTTCTTTCTGGTGCTCTTGATATTCTATAAATAACAAGCGCATCTTCTAACATTCTTAGTTGATTTACAGACTTCATCGCCTTATGCAAATATCCAACTACAACTTTCTGATTGTAATCCATTAAACCAGAGGTTATATGAGTTACAGCATCAGGACTGATTTTAACTGTTTGACCTGTGTTATTACCACTCTTGTCAAACCCAGCTTCATTAAAAAGATAGTACTCGTCTACTTTTTTAATTACTTCAACACCAGTCTTAGGATCTTTTTTTCTATCTACCTCACGAATCTTACGAATCTTTTGAGGATCGATAGGTCTTAAACCCTGAATACCTGTTTTAGTATTCTTAGAATCTACCATTTTATGAAAGTAGAGTCTACCGTCAACATACCATTTTCTAAATATGTCATGTGATAATTCTCTAAAACCTAATAGTTCTAGAGTCTCATCAAAACTTTCACGAATTTTTACTTTAGTGCTGTCTGAAAAGTGATTAACTCTATCTAAGTTAATCGCTACAGGAGCATCTAAATCATTTGAAGAAATAGATTCGTTTACTATATCTTCAATTGCTGCATCACATTCAGGTACCAGAGACATTGTTCTATATCTTGTAACTAAGTCAGCTTCGTTTTTAACTCCGCCTTCCATGTCAATATATTGACCAATGACTCCACCGGTGGATGCAAACCCACCCATACCATGGTCTTTACCGATTTCGATAACAGACCCGTCATTTTGAGGTGGGACGAAACTCTGTGCTTTAGTTTCGTCACCCTGTTTCCTCTTAATTTCTATTCCAAATAATTCCATACTAATATTTATGTCCCATCAAAAGGGCTCTTTTTAAAGAGTTCTTTCAAAATGTGAATAACAGAACTCAACATCAAATGTTTCAACAGCGTCACCACCTTCAGTATCTAACTCAATAGAACCTAAACTGGTTGGCCACATGTTGAAGAACTCGTATGTTGCGATAACTGAATCATCACGACCTAATTGGGATACAGTAGCTTTATCGATCATGTATTCATAACCGACAGGACCAACACTAGAATCAAGTGGTACAATATCTTGCATCCACGCTTCTATAGCTGTTCTTGCTGAAAATTCTGTATCATTATAGATCCCTACTGTCCAGTTTTCGAATGTTCGATCACCCGCTAGTTTAACAGTTAACCCTTTATATTTTATTTCCAAAGGTTCAATAACTTGTCCAGGTAAAGCTGCAGTCTTACATAAAAACTGTATTTTACTACCTGTTCGAGGTATGAATACCTCAAATCTATTGTTCCTTGGTCCTGCTCCAACTAAGTTGGCTTTGAATTGGTTTATAGTTGCCATTTTCTATTCCTCCTTATACGCTAGATTCAGTAGAACCACCAGATTGAGCTCCGTAGACTTCTTCGAAATCTACACCACTTCTTGATGCTACAAAGGTTAATGTTATAAAGTTGATTGATCTCGCAGGCTTCACAAATATTGAAGCTACAAATTGAGATGCATCAACCACGCCGGATGTGTTATTAGTCTCGTCACAGATAACTTGGTAATCATAGATTCCTCGTCTACCTTGAACTTGTCTTAAGAAAGGTTCAATCGCTGCTCTAAAATTAGCTCTTGTAAATGAATCGTTAAATTCAAATAATTGAAACTTAGCAGCTGTTGAGATTGCTTTCTCTAACACTATGAACAATCTACGAACATTAATTCTTGAGAAAGCACTACCCGCACTTGCAATAAGTGTTTTGTCTCCATATAATAATGTTCCTTGTCCTGGGAATGTACAAACTGGATTAACTCTAGCTCTGTATAGAGTATCTCTATCAGCTTGTGTAGGGTTGAATGCCAATTTGGTCACACCGAAAATTTGACCACGGTTGAATCCTGCAGGTGAATACCATGCATCATTCGTGTAATCAGCTCTGGCACAAAGACCAGCTACTGCTCCGTTGTCAGGTATGTAAACATACCTATCATTGTATCTGTCATAAACATATAACCAGTTACTGCTCATTACAGCGTAACTAGAACTGTTTAAAGTATCTGCTGTTGCTTTAACATTAGTTGCACCGGCAACTCCTGAATCCACTACATCAGAACTGACTGGTGAAAAGAATACTACACAATCTTTTCTATCTTCTACTATGTTCATTAATTGATTGTAATAACTAGTCGCTTCCGCTCTAGTAAATACTGCTGTACCACTACCATTATCTGCTTGATTAGAACCAGAAATAATTAATGAAATATCTTGATTGTCTGCACTACCAAAGTGTGTATCCCATGCTGTTATTTTCTGAGCTGTTGTAGGTTGTCTTCCGTCAGCACCATTCGTAAATGATAAAGAATCAGGTATAGTACCTGTACCGAAAGTAACACCTGCTGCAGCTGCACCAGCTGAACCCATAGTTGAACTATGATCTAACCAGTAGACCCATTCACTTTGATTTTCTAATACTGTAACATAGTAGTTGCTAGCACCGAATTCGTCTCTAGCATCAGATGCTTTTGAAACGGCTTCGTATTGTTCTAGAATTGTACCAGGAGTACCTGAAATACTTCCATCTTCATCTAAAACAACGATATGCATTTCATCAGTTACACCGGCAGAAGCTCTAGTACTTGCGTAAGTAGAAGTTCCTGGTGCTTTGTTAAACTGTCTCGCAAATTCCCACTCTCTAGAAATATTAGCACCTGATGAAACAGCTGCAGTTAATCCTTGAGTAGAATCATCTTCTTGTGCTATAGTTACTGTCGCAGCTCCGGTTGCACCGGAATCGAAAGTTATAGCTGATATTTTATATCTAGTTGTGTCTGAACCAATTGCTGTTACAATATCACCTACTATGAATTTTTCACCTAGAGTTACTTCTATTGAAGTACCTGCTAAGGCTGTTGTTCCATTAGTTGTAGTAACAGTAGCTTGAGCATATGGATTAGCACCACCACATACTGAAATCTTAAGTGAATTACCTAAGTCTCCAGCGTATCTCGCCCCATAATTTCCAACAGAGGCTGCACCCGTGTTGTAATTATCGCGATAATGTGTCAAATTCTTTATTAATAAAGATTGTCCACTTGTTGTTGTCGCATTAACCATATTGGTCGTTGCGATTCGAACTACTTTTAAGTCAATCCCGTAATCTAAAAACATTGCTGCTGGATAAAAATGCTCAGCTGCAATATCTGTATTAGCGGGTTCCCCGAATAAGTCTACAAGACCTTTACCTGAACCTACAGTAGTTACATCTTCGGCTGGACCCCAACCGAAATAACCACAATATGCTCCTGTCGAACTTGAGACCGCAGGAATAACATTAGTAGCATCTATTTCTTGAACCTGTACACCAGGCGAAACTTGAAATGCCATTTTGTCTTCTCCTATTAAATTTATATTTCGAAATATAATTTTGTTTATTTAAAAAATAATGATTTTTAAGTCATCATTAACTAGTATTTATAATTTAGTAAACTTGTACATCATCAACAACGGTCCAGATATCACCACCTTCCTTATAAGTCTGTGGTTTTTGATCTCCATCATCAATAATACCAAAAGGTACCATATCATCATCAATCATCTGTTGTTGTTCATCATACAACAATTTTTTAAGTTCTAAGTCTGTTAAACTTTGAAAGTATGGTGTTGTTATAAACCATGAGAATAATACTAAATTCATAACTAAATCATCATGATTATTACCGTCCGCTTCGTATGATTGTCCTTTTGCTACAAATGTAACTAATTCACCAATAGTAAACTTATCAATTACTCTTAATTTGTTTTCTTCCATCAATTCTTTAAGTGTAGAACAACCAATCTGTTTTACTTTTCGTGTCATTGTTACACCGATACCGGTTGATTTAACAGATGATTCCATAAAGACATTAGGATATTCAATATCATAATGTAAATTATTACACACAATTTGTCCTTGATCGTTATTTTCTACTATAACAACAGCTTCATTATACATTTTAGCAAACCGAGCTATGACATCTGGAAATAGTAAAGGTGATATTAGATTATCACGATATATTCCAACATGTTTAAAAGGTTTTTCTGATACATCAAAGATAGAAAA